CCCAAAAATTTCTGCTCGTCCATGTCCCACGCTCCGTTTCCATTTTGGGCCAGTGGTGGGGGCCCGTTCCAAGTCGCTGCGCGCCAAGCGGATGACGCCAGGCGCGGCGCCACGGCCACGCACCAACGCGCGGACACGGCGGCTTTCTCTGTCGTGGCTTTTGCACTCCAAGCACTGCGTGGCGGCTACCGTCTCCTCCTCGGTGGCGACGTAGATCTCGCTCTCCGCTTGGCGCCACCCCCCCCCCCATTGCCTACATTCACCCACCTTGGGATTTCGCTCTGGGGAACGGCGATTCGCTGCTCGACGACGACCGCCAGCAGCGCACCGCTCCGAATCATCGCGCTCAAGGCATCCGGACTCACCGACAGCTCTGCGGCGGCCATCGCCTCCGGCAGCATGGGTGGCAGTCGCGACTCCACTCTCACTTCCAGCTTGGCGAGACGTCCAAGGACCTCTGCCAGCAACAACTCCACGGCGCTCATGTGCCCACCCCCCACTTCGCTTCGCGCCTGCTCGGCCTACACGCGCGGTATGAGTCTTTGATGGCAAACACGTCTCCCGTCCAGTTCGCGTAAACCGCGACTGGCAGCGAATTCCGATTACTCCTGCTGGCTTCGATTACCTGGCTGACGACTTCTTCAGCTTTTCCAGCGCCCGCCGAACGAACTGCTCATCACTCTCATTTGGATGAGGGCGCCCGCCGACCTGCTCCCAAAACTGGTCAATGCCGGTCGCCACCAGTCGTTCGATGACACTGGCGGCCTTCCACTTCTTGTCGCGCTTCACGTCGCGCGCTGCGTCAAGGAGCGACCAGAGGTCAGACATCAGCTCGATGTCGTCGTTCTGTTGCTTCGGAATGCGGACGGTAGTGCGCACGCGCACCGAGACTTCATCAACGGGGTAGGGGCGATGGGCCATGTGGTGGATGCCATTGTTTGCACCATTTCTAGACGCAAACGACTGAACGCCTGTGCCCGGCGCGGAGCAACTGGTCATGTGCTGACATATGCGTCAGCAAACGATGCGTAGTCAAGTGTATTTTTAGACGACTTGACTGGCGTCAAATTTAGATGCACAATATTCTCCATCAACGGCGCCTTCCCGGCACCGAAGAGGCGCAGCGGTTGGTGGGTGCTCCGAGGGTTTCGAGTCGGACGCAAGGACGCAGGTCGGTCGCCTCGCCGGAACGACGTTGAAGGACGCAGCACGAAGGAGAGCATGTGACTTCCGCCGAAGACGTAGCCCGCGCCGCGCAGTCCCTCATGACTCGTCGCCGAGACTGGACGGACATCCTCATGGCCGAGCGCTGCCGGGCGCAGATTGCGGCCAAGCGACAGCGAGACAACGCCATGGCAGCGCGCAACCAGGCCGGGCGCAACGGGGCCACGAAAGAGCTGCTGGCGCAGCTGGACCGCGCCTTGGCTCTTGCCACCATCGAGCTGATGGGTGCGGTGGACGCCGTCAACCACGGGTTCGCCACCATCGAAGCAGAGCGAGATGGCCTTGCGCTGCCAGGGGTGTCCAAATGAGAGCGCCCCTCATCCGCTGTATTGAGGATTGCGACGGGGGCTGGAAGGACTGCTCCGGGTGCGGCGGGCTCGGCGAAGTCTCCATCAGCGTCGTCTACCTGCCACGTGCGCTCCACCCGGATGACGGGAGGCGTGATGTCGAGTGCGAAGGGCGCGGCTGTGACGAGGGGAAGGTGCGGTGTCCTTGTGAGTGTGACGCGGGCTTCTACCCGGACCCGGACTTCTTGGACGCCAGCCCGCATCGACTGCCGGAGGTGGTGTGATGCTGAGTCCCGAAGAGTTGAAGCTGGTTGGTGGCTCTGACGTGTCGGCCCTCGTGGGGCTCAACCCCTACAAGACGGCCCACGACGTCTTCGCGCGCATCGTTCTTGGACGCGAGGACCCAGAGACGAAGGCCATGCGCCGCGGGACGCTGATGGAGCCCGTCATCCGAGAGCTGGCGCGCGAAGAGTTCGGCCTGGAGTTTGTCGGCCCGCGCAAGTACCGACACGCCCCATTTCTCCGTGCGTCGCTGGATGACGTTCTGGTGGTGTCCGGCGAAGAGCAGGTGGCCGAATTCAAGTCAGTGGGCCCCTTCGCCGCTGGCGAATACGGAGAGCAAGGCACAGACGAGGTGCCCACGCACCACCTCTGCCAGGCACAGACGTACCTTTGGGTTTCGAAGATGCCGCAGGCGCACCTCTTCGCCCTCGTCGGCGTGGACGACATGCGCCGCTACGTCATCCGACCGGACTCCGAGTTCCAGGCGATGCTGCTTGAGGCGGCTGAGCGCTTCTGGGTGGACAACGTCCTCACTGGCGCGCCGCCAGCGGTAGACGCCTCGGAGTCCTGCGCTCGCTTCCTGGCGGAGCGATTCCCCCGCAACGGCGGTGAGCTTCTCCGGGCCAAGCCGGAGGCGATGCGCTGGGTGGAGCAACTGCGCGTATCCCGCGAGGCCGTGAAGGCGGCGGAGGAGGCTGAGTCCGAGGCGCGCAACCACCTCGTGGCTCTTATCGGGGACGCGGATGGGCTCCAGGGCGACGGGTGGAAGGTGACGCACCGACTGGTGAAGGGGCGCGCGAAGACGGACTGGGAGGCGGTGGCCATGGAGGCAGGCGCCCCGAATGAACTCATCAGGAAGCACACCACCATCGGCGCCGGCTACCGGCGCTTTCTGCCCAAATTCCAGGAGACGTGATGACTACCGAAATAGAAACCACCCAGTCCCCGCCGCGCCCCATCCAGTTGGACGCCGACGAGTCACCCACCCTCGGGGCGCTGGCTTCCGCACTCGCCAAGGCGCAGGGCGCCATGAGGGGCGCGAAGAAGGGCAGCGAGAACCCGCACTTCAAGTCGAAGTATGCGGACCTCGCGAGCATCTGGGACGCCTGCAGAGAGGCGCTCTCCGCCAACGGCCTCGCCGTACTTCAGCGCGTCCGTACGGACAATGCTGGCGTCATCATCACCACCCAGCTCGTGCACTCCTCTGGCGAATGGGTGAAGGACCGCTGCCTCTACCCACTCGCACAGCGCACCATCCAGTCCGTTGGGAGCGTCATCACCTACGGGCGCCGCTACTCGCTTGCGGCATTGGTGGGTGTCGCGGCAGACGAGGACGATGACGGCAACGGCGCGATGGGGTTTGTGCCCGAGAATTCCGGACAGCGGTCCGTCCCTGTGCAGGCTAGTGCGCGGACTTCGAAGACATCTCAGGTGAAGGAGAAGTTGCAAGCACGTGAGGCCAGTACTTCGCGGCTCATCTTCGGGCCTAACAAGGGCTCCACCATCGCGTCGCTCACCGACGCGCAGCTTTCCGGCGCGTTGGACCTTGCGGCCTCCAAGCGGGACGAAGAGATGACGGACGCACAGCGAGCCTCCCTTCTCTTGAATGTGGGCGACGTCGAGGCCGAGTTGCAGCGCCGCCAGAAGAAGCCCGCCTGAGTTTCCCTGGGAGCGTCGCCCCCATCGAGCCAGAGCCGCCCACCTCGTCACGGGTGAAAACGAGAGCGAGGCGCGGCCGAGGCAGCGACACAGGACAGGCAGGCCGCGGCCTGTGAGCCGAGCATTCCTTTCCGGGGGTGCGCGGCAGCGGCAGTTTTGCAGCACCCCGCGCCCACTCGGCTACTCCCCCCGTCGGGTGGGCGCGGACTTTTCGGAGAGAACGCCATGAGCAAGCCAAACCACACGCCCACGCCGTGGCGCCTCTACCCAGCGGGGACCAGCGTCCCGCACTACGACGTGTGTCCGCGCATCGTGGCCGACAGACCGAGCGGGCGCGGCGTGGATGACCCGATTTCAGACGCTGATGCCGAGTTCATCGTGCTCGCCGTGAATGCCCATGAGGTGCTGGTGGAGGCGCTTCACGCGCTGGCGATGGGACATCACGAAGGCGAGGATTGGCACGAGGAGAGCTGTCCCGAGGACGACACGTGCGACTGCGCGCTGCCGAGCAAGTACCGCGCCGCACTTAAGGCCGCAGGAGCGGGGACGTGAAGCCGCTCAGCATCGACGAACTGAAGGCGCTCATGGCCAGCGTTCCGGCCGGTCCAGTGCGCATCCGGATGAGCCCTGCCACGTTTCGCTCGCTCAAGGCGCAGATGAAGGAGCCGCCTGCCGTGGCCTCCGCATGGGACGCCTGGCATGGCCTGCCCGTCCACGTTGACGCCTCTGTGGCGACCTGGGAATGCGACTGGAGCGACAGCACGACTCAATTCCCGGACGAGGCAGAGAGAAGGCCCACCGCGGCCGGCGGCGGTTCGGCGGACCTCACTCTTGCTTGGGTCTTCGGCCTCTCTTCCCCTCAAGCAGGACATCGTCGAGCCGTGACTTCCGGCCCTCCACGGTCGTCTCGCTGACGTCCACGTCGAGTCGCTTCCAGAAGTCCCGGAGCGCCACTTTCAACATCTGCTCCATCACAGTCGTGACTTTCCACTTCCTGGAGCGCGGCTTGCCCTGGAGTTCGGCGTATGCGTTCCAGAACTTCGCGACGTTCTTTAGGTCCCCATGGGTCTCCGTACTCACGGAGACGCTGAAACGCGTTCGACCGAGCTGCTCCTCGTCTTCTGGAATGTAGGGGTCGTTCATGTCGTCACGCGCGCTGACATTGGGGGGGCCGCTTGTGAACCAAGCGGCTTGGCTGGTCAACGCGCATTTCGGATTCGCAACGCTCCCTGCCGCAGCGAGACCGGACGGGCCTTGTCGTTTGAACGCTTGACGTTCAAGCGTACAGTCGTTATCCTGTTCTCATGATTGTGAGCTTCGCGGACCAGGGTACCGAGGACATCTTTCACGGCGTGGATTCGAAGGCGGCCCGAAAAACGCTGGCGAAGGCTCTTTGGGGCATCGCGAGGCGGAAGCTCGACATGCTGAACGCGGCCACCACTATCGCCGACCTTCTCCGCCCACCGGCCAACCGGCTGGAGAGGCTTCAGGGCGACCTGAAGGGCTTCTACAGCATCCGCGTGAACGACCAATTCCGAGTGGTCTTCAAGTTCGCGGAGGGCAACGTCTCGGACGTAAAGATTACCGACTACCACTGAAGGACCGCATCACCCTGCAACAACACTGGAGACTACGATGATTCCGAAGAACCGCCCGCCCACCTCCCCCGGGGAGATTCTCTCCGAGGAGTTCCTGATGCCCCTCAGCATGACCCAGACCGCGCTGGCAGAGCGGATGGGTGTGCCCGTCCAGGCCGTGAACCTGCTGGTCAACGGTCGCCGCGCCGTCACTGCCGAGACGGCCATCAAGCTCTCGAAGGTGTTCGATACCTCTCCGCAGTTCTGGATGAACCTCCAGACGAATCTTGACCTCTGGAGCGCCCAGAAGGACATCGACCGCGAGCGCATCACCCATTCGCGGAAGGAGCACGCGAAGGCCGCTCGCTGAGTGAGGGACTGCATGAGCATCGACCCAAAGCAGCTTGCGGATTGGAAGGCGCTGGCGGACGTGGTGTACCTGGCAGAGAAGCAGATGCGCCTGGACGACATAGCCGTATCCGTGGCCAAGGACCTGGCTCGGGCCGTGCCCGCGCTAATCGCCGAGGTGGAGCGACTGGATCGGCGCCTCGCGCTCTCCGATGGCCGGGTGAGTTTCACGGCTGAGCAGTCGCTACTGGATGCACTCAAGCCGAAGCCCTAGCCCTGGGGCTCCACCGGGGCGAGCACGGCCTCCACCTTCGGCTTCGCAGTGTCCAGCGGCAGGCCTGCGAGTCCCGTTGCAACGACGGCCAGCAGCTGCACGACGTGCTTCGGGAGGCCCTCCGCCATCGTCTGCGCGTAGGCGACGAGCGCAGGCACCGCTGAGGCGACGACAGGCACCACCGTCAGCGGCACCACTGGCTTCCCGGTGACGAACTTCGGCGCGTCGATTCCAACGCCTGCCAAGAGGGCGGCGACGAAGGACAGCCCGTAAGCGAGCAGCCCCCATGGCGGAGGCACGAAGCTGCTGACGAGGTAGAGGGCGGTGGTGAGGACTCCGGCGACGGCAACCAACCAGGCGGGCACTTTCATGGCTGCTCCTTTGGTGGGGCGTCCGGCCCCGGGGTGATGTCGTCGTCCTCGCGCCAGGAGTCATCAGCCCGCGCGATGTGGAGGTGGCTCCCACTTCCTGCGTCGTGGTGCTTGAGTTCCCATTCCGGCTCGGGACACCGACGCCGGAGGAAGGCGATGGCAAAGGCCAGCTGTGCCGGCGTGAGATGTCTGCTGCGGATGTCCACGCCGCAGCCGAAAAGGTGCCAGCTCTGCGGTTGGCCGTTGACGCGGGCGTTCTCCTCCGGTGTCCGCCTGATGCAGGTGATGACGGGCTCCGGCAGGTGGTTTTCTTCACACCAGTCGGCGAACTCGTCCAAGACGACACGCACATCCGGGTGCGCGTCCCCCAGCTCCAGTTCCAGGCGTGGTGTCTTGAATTTCACAGCCCGCTGCCCCGGAGTCTCGCCTGGTAGGTGGATGGGCAGGCGTTCCTCACGAGGAACACCCGTGCAGTTTTGACGGGGCCAGCGCGTGCGGGATGCTTCGTGGATGTACGTCCCGGGCTGGATTCTGGTGGTGGCGCTGTTGGCTGTCGTGCTTGCGCTCGTGGTTTCCATCCACGCCAGCGTTCGGGCTGCTGCGTTGCGGCGCGTCGTTGGCGAGATGATAGATGCGCTTGCGCGAGAATATGAGCGCAAGCCGGGCACCCTCGATGAGGCATGCCGGAACCTCTTTGCCCTCGGAATCCTCGGCAGGAGGCTGGCTGAGTGGTCGGAGCGCCACCATGATTTATCGACGCTCCAGAAGAATATCGTCGAGATGGCATCGAAGCATCAGCCGCCCGCTTTGGAGAACAAGCGCTCCACGTAGGCCTTGAGTTGCGCCTTCTCCTCCTCGCTGAGCTTCCCTCCTGCGAATGCAGGCTGGGGAGAGACGGCCTGCGGCCCCCTGACGGCATCATTCAGAAGCTCAACTGCTCGCCCGGTCCTTCCAGCGGAGGCCGGCGCACCCTTCAGCAAGTCAGAGATGTCCAGGCCGTACGAGGCCCCGGCCGATGGCAGGCGGTTACGAAAGAAGTTGTTGGCGACAGGCGCGGCGATGGTGGCGAGCGGGTTGCCGGACGCGAGCCCGGCTGCCGCCAGCATCTTGTCGGTGAGGTTGAATGTGGCGCGGTCTGCGCCCCGGGCGGCGCCGCGGGCCGCTGCGGCCTCGGCCTCGTAGAGGTTGCCGAGCTTCTGTTTGATGGGGATGAATTGCGCGCTGAGGCTCTGCAGCGTCTCGTCTGCCGGGTTGGCCCTGGCTGCCGCCTCGATGGCCTCCTCGTTGGAGCGTCTAAGAACGGAAGCGATATCCCGCCTGATGGCGTTGACCGGCGTCTCCTCAACGCGCCCGTACTTCGCCATCTGCTGCAGAGAACTCTTTAGGTTCTCCGACTGCTTCAGCCCAAGCGTACCGGACGGCCCCTCGTGACCAGGGAGTGGCCGGTGCGGCGTCTTCTTCAGCAGCTCCGCCGCCTGCGTCAGATACTCCTCCGGCAGTGCGGTGTTCATTGTGTGAGGCTCAAGCTTCGCGGCGCGCTCCACAAGCTCGTTCGCAATCTTCGGAGCGCCTTCTCCCTTTACGCCGATGGCCTCCAACTCCTGGACGACGCGCCCGTACTCGGCCCCCAGGTCATCGGTTTTGTCGCCAAGCCGGGTGAAAGTGCCCTCGGTTGTGCCGAAGGGTTTTATGGTTTTGGCCCGGATGGACGCCTCCACCGCGGCGTCACTCACTGGGGCGCGCGCGGAATTCGCGCCGTTGGTGAGCACCTTGCGGCCTTGGTTTAGAGCGAGTTTCCTCAGGGCCTCCGACAGGGCCGGGATGAGGCCTATCTTGTTTAGCCCCTCTAGGCCTGCGCCCACCACACCACCGGCAAGACCTCCTCCGATGGCTCCGGCGCCCAGCACCTCAAGCGCCGCCGCTCCGGGCTTTCGCTGTCCCATGCGCTCGATTGCGCGACGGAGGCCCTCGACGCCGAGTGTTTCAGAGAGGGTTCCGAGAAGGTCTCCTTGGGTGAGGTCCGCCCTCCCGTTGGTGGCGGCATTGAGCGCCCCGTAGGCAGCGCCTGTCGCGGCGTTCGAGGCAATGCGGCTTCCCGCCGTGGCTCCGCCTCCAACCTTCACTTTGGGCAAAGGGGCGAGGAGGGAGAGGCCGGTCCCGACAACGGTTCCGGCTCCTGACGTCCAGGGGTTTTGCTCTGAGCCAGCCGCCGTGCGCTCGTCGAAGCGGTCTCGCGTCCCTCGGTAGGTATCCAAAACGCCAGGGATTGCATTCTCCTGGCTTACCGTCTCGCCCATCTGCTCAAGCTCGGCCTTGGCCTGCGGCGTAAGAGTGGCCCCGGGCTCGCCCGTACCCATGAGCTTCGCGGCCTGGAGTGCGCCCGTGCTGAGCGCGTTGGTGGCTAGGCGCCCCAGTGGAACGGCGGAGATGAACTTGTTGGTGAAGGTTTCGCGAGGCCCGACTCGCGGAGCGTTCGCCTTGGCCTGCTCCAAGAGGTAGGCCTCAGGGTCAAACGGAGCCGCCTTCTCGCTCTCCTTTGCCTTCTCCGCGAGGTAGGCGTCAGGGTCAAAGTCTTCACTCATTGGCCAACCCCACTCGCCTTCAGGACAGCGGCCGCCCGCGGGTCATCCCGGTTTTCCTTGGCCCACTTCACGGCAGCCGAGTCGCGCTCAGTGGGTCCAGTTGCTCCTGATGCTTCGCCCTCTCCTCCAGGGAAACCGAGGTCGAGGGCCACGTCATTGGGGTCCACTCCGGCCTTCTCCGCGAGCGATGCATAGGCCTTTCTGACTGGCGCAAAGCGCCCCATCTGGGCCGCGTACATATTCTTCGCCTGCCCAAGGAAGTCGGCGCGAATTTCCGGCGCCAACCGTTGGCCGTTGAGAACGCTGTTGTAGAGGCTGATGACGCGCGAATCCACGCCGCCCGCATTCTGAGCCGAGGCGAATTCTCCCTCTCGGACGGTGGAGCCCGGGTCGTTCATCTTCATGAAGCCGTAGATGAGGGCCATGTCGCCGGCTGCCGAGGGAGTTTTGGCGGCCCGCTGCATTTTGTCCCAGGAAGCGGCCACCTCCTGCGTGGCCTTCGTGACGTGGTTGTTGACGAATTCCTTCCGCAGCCCCTCGGCCGTATCAAGCGCCTTCCCCTTGTCCGCGCGCGCGTTGGCCTCCTTGTCCCGCCCCTCCCGGTACGTGCGCTCTTCCTTTCGGTCGTCCAACTGCATTTGCCGCTTACGAGTCTCCTCATCAAGCTGCGCCTTTGCGCGCGCCTTGGCTGCCTCAACCCCCGCCGCCGCGCGCGCTCCCGCCGCCGCAACGGTTGCCGCGTCCTTCCTCTCGCCCACCTTCACGCCCAGCACCTTCGACAGCCCTTCGTCAGAAAGTCCCGACAGCTGCGCCTCGTCCACGCCCAGCGCCTTCGCAAGGGCGGCCCTGTCCGCCATGCGCTCGCCAGCCTTCCGCGTCTTGTCGGCCTCGCCTTGCTCCAGCGCGCGCCGCTTCAGCAGCTCGCCGGCCGTGTCCGTGCCGCCGCCCGTGTTTTGGAGGCCACGCCGCGAGAAGGCCGCATAGAGGGCGTCGGAGGCTCGGCCCTGGTTTCTGCTGCGCGCGTCGTCTCGCTGCGCCCGGAGCAGCTCACTGTCGCGGCCCTGAGTCTTCGCATTCGGTTTCTCTGCCTGCACCATCGGTGGAGGCGTCTGCCCCTTGGGCCAAGGAGACCAGTCGAACGCCTCGTCAAGCAGAGCGTCTGCCGACTTCGGCGCACTGGAAGGAGGCGGAGCAATGCCGCCCACCGCTGGCGCCACCGGGCCAGCCCCCTCCTCTTCCTCGTCATCAAGAAGGCCAGCGGGGATGACGTCTTCGTCTTCGGGGCCGTAGCCGCTCAACAAGTCAGGGATGCGCGCCATGGTTAGCCCTCGTCCTCATCGTCCTTCTTGGTGCCGTCTGGCTTGAAGGCGTCGTAGGCGGCCTTGCCCATGCCGGCGTAAAGCTGGCGGGTGGAGTTGGCCTGGTCTCCGTAGAAGCCAGCCTGGTTGCCCAAGGCTCCCGACACGCCGCCAGCCTTGCGGAACCTGTTTTCGAAGTCCTGCTGTGGCGCGTTCGCGTTGAAGAGGTTGGCCCTCTCCCTTGCCGCAGTGTTGTAGGCCGCGCGCTTGTCCGCGGCCTCCGCCCGGCGAGCCTTCTCGGAGAAGTCGCGCTGGCCCATCTGGCCGGCCATCCGCCCTCCTTCAAGCATCGCGTCGCGTGCACGTCGCTGGGCCATGCCGGCGAGTTGCAGGCCTTCGTCACCGAGACGCTGCGCCGCGCCCTGGTTGGCAGAGAGGCGCATTGCCAACTCCGCGCCTCCGCCGGACTGGCCGCGCGCCGCCATCTGCTCGCGGATTCTCTCGTTCGCGGCGTGAGTACTGCGGTCCGTCTGGCCGCGAATGGTGTTGAGGTTCGCCTTGTCTTCGAGAGTGAGGCCACCGGAGCGGCCCAGCTTCATCATCTCGCCCAGGCTCTCGCGCTCCAGGCCCTTCAACTCTTCGTCGGCGAAGACGCCTTCCATCGCCTGAGGCCCCAGCTCCTCGGCGACAATGGACTTCACGTCCGGAAGGTTGATGCCGTCGAACTCGGCCACCATCCGTTCCATAATGCGCTGCTGAGTCGCCTTGTCGGCCTTAGCGGCCTGCTCCCCAAGCATCCCCAACCCAAGCTGTGCAAGCAGTCCCCACATGGCGTGCTCCTAGATGATGCCCATGCGCTTCGCTGCCTTGCGCATCTCGAAAAGGTTGGTGGCTTTGAATGGGTCGATGCCGTACTTGATGGTGAGCGCGCCGAAAATTTCCGGGTCACTCATTCCGGCGAACTCAGGTGCCGCAAGCGTCTGCGCGGCCTCCTTCCCAAGCACCCCGATGCGCTCGTTGACGAATTTCCGCATGTCGCCGTCGCTCATTCGCTCCAGGGCGTGCAGCTCGGCCGCAGTGAGGGAGTCGTAGACGCCGGCCTTCACGTTTTCCGGTACCCCCGCGAACTGGCCGGACCAGCCCCAGTTGATTTTGTTCGAGTTGACCTCGCCGCCGGCCTTGTTGATTTGGTCGTCCATCGCCTCACGCAACTTGCCGTGGTGAGACGCGCCGCCGCCGGCTTTGACGAACCAGTTGACGGGGTCCAGCGCCTCGCCGATGTCCGCCAGGGTGTTTTCGAAGGTGTTGGTGGTGTTGTACGTCTTCCAGTCCTGCGCCTTGCCCTCGCCCTGGCCGAGCATCAAGTCCTTCTTCTTGTTCGCTGCCGCCGCCGTTTCCTGCTCGGCCCGCAGGCGCCTCGCCTCGGCGTCCGCCTCCGCCTGCTTCGCGTCGGCATCCCACTTCGCGAGCGCCGCCTTGGCACCCTCCGCCTGCGTCGCCACGTTGCCGCGCGCAGCTTCAGCCACACCCTTCGAAGCTTCATTGGCGGCCTTCGCGCCACCCACAAGGTCTCCGTACTCCTCGTTGAGGCTGTCCCACTTGGGGCGGCCGGCGGAGCCAATAAGCCCGGCATCCATTTTCGACTGGCCCTGCGTGTAGGAGCCGCCCGCCTGCTGCTGAAGCATCGCCTGGAGTCCCGCGTTGCCCTGCAGCTCTCCCGCCTCGTTGCGGTTGCCGGTGAGAGCGACGTCGCGCTGCGCCTCCCCTGCCTTGGAGAGGATGTCTCCCCAGCCGGCGTCCTCGTCCATGGAGTTGGGGCCGGCGTACTTCCATTCCGCCTGGGCCTTGGCCTGCTCCGGCGTCAGGGTTGTGCCGCTGACTGTGCCTTGGCTTTGGACGGAGGTGTTGGTGGGGGATGCGGGCTTGCTCTGCGTGGGCGAGGTGAAGTTGGGCACCTGCTGCGCAGAAAGCGAGGCGAAGGGAGCCGCCGGCTTTCCTGTGGGCTGAGGAGTCGCCGCTGGCTTGCCCTGGAAGGGCGTGGACTGCATTCCCGCTGGAAGGCCCGCCTGCACCTTGTTGGCGAACGCGTTGGACGCCCCAGCTACGCTCTGCTTGGACTGCTGGCCGGCGGCCTCGATGGGCTTCGCCATGCTGGCGGCAAGTCCCGTGGCTGCGTCCTTGTTGGCCGCAAGCACGCGGTCAAAGCTGACGAAGTTGGTGGAGGGCTTCGCTGGCCGGCCAGAGGCTCCGGCGCCCCCCATCGGGTGCGCGGGGGCTCCGCCGCCGGAAATAGCCGGTGCGGCGGACGCAGCAGGCCCCGCGGAGCCAGCGGCCTCCTGGCGGGCCTTCTCATCCTCATCTTCTGTCGGCAGGACGTAGGCCATGGGCTACTCGTAGATGAAGTTGCAGAGGTAGGTGACGGACGGCGATAGGCCGCGAAAGAAGACGGCAAGCGTGCCGGAGGAGGTGAGGCGCCAAGAGACGCTCCACACCGTGGTGGGCGGCTCTCCATTCTCAAGCACCAGACGCGTGCAGACGAGATGCTTGGGGCTGGTGGGGATTTCCGGGCGGAAGGTGACTTCCCCGGTGGCGGTGGCGGTGGAGTTGAAGCGCAACCCCACCTTCTCGTTGCCGCGGAAGTTTTCTGCGCGGCTCAAGTTTCGGGTGAGCGCGCTGACGACGCTGCCCATGAAGTCATTGAGGATGGCGAAGAGAGGGTCCAACGACGCGGGGGCGCCGGGGATGGACTCGCGGGAAATGCTGCGGATGCGCGGAGGAGGAGCCATCAGGGCTTGCTCGCCGTACCGGCGGCCTCCAGGTGGAGGGTGAAGCCGTTGAGCGCCCAAATGGCCCAGGCCTCGCGAATTCTGGCGCCGACGCGGATGTAGCTGGCCATCTGCGAAGGGCGCGCCACCTCAACGCGACGGTTGCGCAAGCCCATGGGGGCGCCGAAGGCGCCAAGTCCGAACGAGTCATCCCCAAACCCGGCCGCAGGCGCCAGCGTTGCGGATTGCTCTGCCAGCACCGTCTCCGTGTCGTAGGTGACGGTGAATTCGCGGCAAGAGAACTCCCGGAAGTGCATCACCACGTCCCGGAATTGGTGGATGTCGGCAGGGCCACCTGGGGCCGAGGGGCACCACTTCAATTCAACGGGAATGGCCTTGAGGACGAACGCGGTGCCCACAGTCCAGGGCTCTGTTGAGAGGACGGTGACGTTGACGGCGCCAGCGTCCGTGGGCTCAACGGCGACAACGAGAGAGCTCGGCTCTAGGCCGCCGTCCTGAGTGAGCATGTCGCCCACTTCAATGTTGTCCGGGGAGTCGTAAAATGTGGCGACGTCGAATTGAAGGGTGACGCCGTCGAGAATTGCGGCCAGGTGGACGGTGTACTGCTCGTCCGCGAAGTCCGTGTAGTCGTAGGACTTGCGCTCAATGCGCACCGTTGGCGCCTCGCCGTCGCCCAGCAGCAGCCTCCCGTCCACTGGGCTGACGAGGCCGAAGGTGCGCGCCATGTCCCAACTCGTCCACGTCTCGTCCAGGGAGTTGAAGACGTAGGCGCGGGTTGCGCAGGTGTCCGTGTTGGCCGTGGGAACGAAGAGAATGTATTGCCTGTCGGACTCGTAGGAGATGCCGAAGGCCAGCTCTGAAACCACGGAGGCATCCAGCGCAAGGACGTCGAGAAGCTCGTCCTCAATACCGCGCGAGACGATGCGGAAGCCTGCGTCGGTGAGGATGCCCACGCCTTGGTCCGTGAGGGCGAATACTTGGTTGGCGTGCACCACCATGGACTCGGGCGCGATGAGGCGCGCAGAGCCATCCAGCTCATTCACTGAGTAGGGAGCTTGGCCTGAGACGGTGTAGAACTTCCCCAGCTTGCTGCCGACGTACATCTTGTCGCGAAAAGGCAGCGCTCGGAGCGCTTCGGAGTTGGCGGGGCCAGCGAGGAGCCAATTGGTGACCGGAAACGCTTCGTACTCGCCAATTTTCGAGTACGAGAGCCCGCTGGGCCGAGCGTCGTTGGTGGACGTGGCAACATCGAGAGCGCCCAGTGGTACGTCCCATGAAGTGACGCGGGAGGCGAAGACGGTGAATGCGGCCGCCGAAACCTCCCGGCGCTCAATAAGCATTGAGCCGATGTCCTCGCCCTCTCCGGCGACGTAATAGGCAACGAGGGTGCCGCCCGTGAAGTTGGTGATGGTGTCGGCGAGGTCTCTCGCGCTGCGCTCCACATTCTGGCCTGGGGTGCCGTCGGTGAAGATGCGGAAGTCCGTCACCGCAACAGGAGTCGTTTTCGCCGTCAGCGTGACGCCGTCCACGGTGAAGGTGTCGTTGTTTTGGACTCCATCCGGCGAGCCCACGCCCAGCATCCGAACGAAGAAGCGGTGCTTGTCCGTCGTGGAGACACACCAGAGCCGGTCATCCCAAACGGTGACGTCCGTGCAGATGGGCGGCCGCTCGTTGCCGTTGACGTCCCCATCGCCCGTGTTGGGGTTGGTGTAGAGGGGCACCGAGGACAACATGTCGTCCGGCGTAATGTCGTTGTAGTCGAACGAGTCGAAGAGGATGGTGGTGGAGTCGAAGGACAGCTCCTTCAGCAGGAAGAATTCTGAGGAAGGGGCGAGACTCGCGAGCGGCGCCAGCTCCGTCCGGTAGATGCGCGCGAAATAGGCGTCCGTGAGTCCATCCGGAATGGGCACCCGCACGTTGACGCTCTTCGTCTGCACCGTGAAGTTTTGCGCCGCGGTGTTGACGCCCACGGGCGGCGCTCCGCCAACCGTCAGCGTGAAGGTGCTCGAAGAGACGACGACGACGTTATAGGTGCCCGCCGGGATGCCTGCTTCGCCGGGGGAAATGGTGACGGACTCGCCCATCCCGTAGCCATGGCCGGCCTTGGTGACGGTAATAGTGCCAGTGCCGTTGATGGCGATGGTGCCAATGCCTGCGGTGAAGCTTGCGCCGTTCCGCACCACCACTGGGGCATTGGGGGCGCCCAGCTTCACATTATTGTTCGCGTCCTTGGTGCCCCAGACGACGCGGTAGGCGACGGAGGTGTTGGCCGGCATCCAGGCGTTGCCTGGAATGAGGCCAGTGCCGGAGACGAAGTCCCAGGCGCGGACGACGCCGCCTGCCACTGGGTTGTTGGCCAAGTCGTCCAGAAGGAAGACGCCCGCAGCGGTGGTGAAGTAGAGGTTTCCTCCTGCCTCGGCGAAGCGGATGCGCCGGCCCGCTGCTGGCGCCAGGTAGGTGCCGGAATACAGGGAGGGGTTGTCGAAGGTGTAGCGAGAGAGCTTGTCGGCAGCGAGGCCGTGGTGGAAGACGAGGCGCTCTTGGTAGATGGCCCCGGACAGTTCTCGGTCCGCCGAGTCATTCAGCGTGTTGGGGTTGCGGAGCTGGCCGCGCCGACACCCGATGATGAATTTGTCTCGAAGGACGGCGTTGGTGGCCCTCACCATCCCGCCCTCAGGCACCGCAGAGAGCTGGTTGTTGGTGGTGGCGAGCCCTGCCGCTTTTAGGACGGAGAAGCTAGCCATTGAAGAACCCCCGGCGCCGCCCCCACCGGTTCCACCCTGGCCCGTTGCGGTTGATGAGAAGGGCTTCGCTGGCTTCGACGCGCGGAGAGAGGAGCGCCTTCGCGTGTTGCTCGGACTCGTCCATCGAGGCCTTCGCCGCGGCGGCCTTTGGGTCTCCCTGGCCCAGCAAGTAGACGTAGACGGCGCGCTTCACCAGTAAGTCCTGCATCTCGAGCGGCGCGTTGCAGATGGGCGTTTGGCCCGCCAGCGCCACGAAGTCGCCAACAACCAAGTCGCTGGGCAGCTCTGCCGGGGTGAACGTCAGCACGGAGCCCACCAGAGATGCGGCGATGTCCATTGCAAGGACGTCGAAGTGCGGCGTCCCGCGGATGAGGTCGAACGGCGTGTCGCTCGCGAAGTCTGACGGCAGAGAGGCCAACGTCACCTCGCCTGTGACGGTGTCGATGTCTTCCACCTCTGCCGCTTCGTCTGCCGCCACCAGCGTGTTGAAGCGCCGGTAGTAGGTAATTCGCAGGGCGCCGGAAGCGGTGACGCTCGGCAGGAGGCGCAGGTTGTTGGCCTCCAACACATAGTCCCCGGTGCCGTAGCCGTCCCCGCCGTACACCGCAGCGTCGCGCTGGCTGATGGGCTCCAGCACCACGTGCTCGCCGCCCATGAGGCGCTCGACAAGCTTAATTCCTGCGGCCACCGCGCGCGTCGGAAGACGGTATGTCTGGACGCCGGAGACGAGGGGGATGCTTTGCGTTTGCTCCTGGTACTCCTCGCGTACCGACTTGAGCACCGTCATCAGGTAGAGACGTTGCTCACGGTTGAGGAGGCGACGAATACGAGGCGTGAATGAAGCTTCCGCAGAGCCCGGGAAGACTCCTTCCTCCTTCGCTGCGGTAATCAGCTCATCCGCCAAGTATTCGCTGGGCACGTCAGCCTCCCATGGACGCGAGCAGCGCCTTCAGCTTCTCCACGTCCGGGCCGGACTCTTCTTCCGGCACAGCATCCACGCCGGGGATTTCCGCGTCTTCTGTGGGCGGAGCTGGCGGAGGAGCCAGGCGGGAGCCAATGTCCTTGGCCATCCCGCCCTTCGCGAAGGTGAGCAGCTCCTTCAGGGTCTCGTCGTCCAGCTTGCTCAACTCTTCGCCGCGCTCCTGCGGCATCTCTTCTTCCTCTTCAAGCATTGGATTCATAGGTACACCTCGGTCATTTTCATGGTTGCCCACACATTCGGGGCGCCCGCTGAGATGAGGGCGCCGGCCACGCAGGAGAAGGACATCTCGTCTCCTGCTGCGAAGGTTACGGAGTGGGTGAGGTCGCTGGCCTGCGTGGTTGCTACTGGGAGCACGCACGTCAGTGCCGTGTTCACCCCGTTTCTTCGAAGCGTCAGGGTGAGGGAGTCGCCGACGGGGCCTCCGGACGCGCCGATGTACAGCTTGGAGATGACGCACGCGAACGGGACGCGGAACTTCACCTCAACGGAAGTGGCGGTGGCATTGCTGCCAAGCGGCTTCAGGAAGACGGGGGTGGTGACGGGGCTGGCCGGCGCCGTGACGGCCGAAAAGGCCACCATGGAGGAGCCCTTGTTGGCCTGTGCCGCAACGGCCTGGGCGAAGGCGATTTGCTTCTGGGCAGTGTCCGACTCACCCGAGGACGGGTAGGGGTAATTCACGCCGCCTACGTTGATGAGGATGCTCATTGCCGTGGCCTCTCGTTGCTACTCATAAACGATGGACCCGTAGGTGTTGGTGACGAGTCTTGGTACGGCGGCGCGCATCGCGGCGATGGTTGAGCCGGCCCCATCGAGATTAATTTCCGTGGCGCCAGTAATGGTGCTGGTGGCATCCACGAGGCAGTTGGCCCCATAGCTCACGTTGAAGGCCACAGTGTTTCCGGTTCCACTGACGGCCTTAAACATGCCGTGCGCACCTGGGTACGCGAGCCGCACCGCGTCCATGCAGTTGCTGATGTCCGAGGAGGACAATCCAATTGGCACCACGTAGGCGCCGCCCAAGTCTGCGTGCGTGGTGACAGATATGCCTCTCGCGCCGCCCACGCTGTTGCAGTCAATTCGGTTGTTGGAGAGCTGTGTGCCTCCGGTGCCCAGCTGTGCGCCCACGATGGCCTGCGCGGTTTGCGCGAAAAACTTGGAGCCAGAAATAGTGACGCCCGTCGCCTGCATCTGGACGCCGCCGGCCCCTCCGTTGAAGAGGGAGTTGGAGATGCGCACCCCTCCGGACTGGTCCGCAATGTTCCCCATGCTCACGCCGAGGGAGCCGGAGCCGGAGAGCGCGAAACTGGAGTTGTTGACGAAGCCCCCGCCCTGGTTGGTGAAGCGAACGCCGATGGCGAACTGCCCGGCGCCCGCGGCAGACAGCCACCGCACGTACGCGCGCGTGGGGCCGTCCACCTGGACGCACTGCCCAGAAGAGGCAGACATGGCGCAGGAGAGTTTGGAGACGGCGATGTTGTTGCCGAAGTTGCCGTAGCTCTCGTTGCCGATGATGCGGATGCCGGCGCCGGTATCATTGGAAATGCCGAAGGGGCCGCCCGCCTCGGCGGCCGTCAATGCGGTGATGACAGTCCCGGAGTCCACAATCGTGTACGTGGAGCCGATGGCCGCGGTGCCGGTGCCGGCGAGCGTGAGGACAGTCGCCGTGTTGGAGGCGATGACGTAGATGGCCGTTGCGCTGACGCCGGTGCCCCCGGTTATTTGGACCCACTTCCCGCGCAAGTCATTCGCCGTCCAGCTCTGCGTGCTGTCCGTGTACGTGGTGTGCGTTGCGGCCGCGCCGGCCACGTAGCCAGTAAGAGTCCCGCTGGCGGTGCCTGTGGCCACGGTGGCCGTCTTCAGTGTGCCCTGGAAGTTAATCCACGCACCGCCGCCGGAGCGCGTGTGGATGACCTTCCCTGAGAGTACCGCGCCCGAGAAGTTGCCAAGCCCCGCGGTGATGGTGACGCCGTGAAAGACGTTCTCCGGAATTTTGTCGAAGGCGCCCTGAAGCGTCGCGCATGGCGCCCCAACGGACCGACAGTCGCTTCCGTCGTTGCCGGTGGTTTCCACGAAGAGGCCGAGCGCGCCCGTGGTGGCCCACTCCCCCCGGCTGACTCCGTTGAAGGGCGGCAGTGCCTGACTCAGCACCAGAGACAGCAGGGCGACGGAGGGCGTCATTTGTCCGCCCCCTTGCGCACGGCAATTGTGACGGTAACGGTGCTGCCGCCTGAGACGGTGACGGCGCTGGGGATGTACGCGATGCGGCCCCACCCCACGGGAGTCTGATAGTCGCCGCTCGGCGCATCGCGGACGGATGTGCCGGGGGTGAAGTCCAGCACCGCCGGACACCGCATCCAACGGCGCGTCGGAGGAGAGCCGCTGCCGGAGGACGACACCGCGCCATAGAAGTAGCAGAGCAGTGAGCCGCCGGTAATTGTCTGTCCGGAGTTGGCCGAGACGGTGACGTTGAATCCATCCGCCGCATCAATGGATGCCCCGTCCGTTGATAGCGTTGGAGGCGAGCCGGTGAGGTTGTGCGTGGTGGTGACGGAGAACGTCTGCCCCAGCGCGGAAGACGCAAGGGCAAACACCGCAAGAAGGACGGCCGTTCGACTTGTCATTGGGGGCACTCCTCCGGCCAGCTCTCGTCCCCTTCGGCGAAGACGACGGGCCCCGGGTACTTCCGGAAGCAGCCGGGCCCCACCCAGGAGTTGGGAGCCAGCGTGACGCCCATGGGCGCATCGATGAAGCCGCCGTCCGACTGGGCGATGCGACACCGTCCGGCGTCCGGGCGGTAGCAGGCTCCCGCCTCCAGGCCTTGAGTGGGGTACTCGTAGCTACACACGGCGAGCGGGCTACAGGAGCCAACCTCCAGCACCGTGCATGCCTCAGCAATGCTGCCGACCGGGATGATGCAGAAGCCACCATCCGGCCTATTGGGCATGTCGGCGAGGACGAGAGTGGAGCCGCCGTCGCCGTCGAAACCTCCGTCAATGAAGCGTGCCCGGACTTGGGCCGTCATGTACGCCGGCAAAGGTGCATCCGGCAGCGTGATGTTTCGGCAGTCCGGATGGACGTAGAAGCGGCACTCCACTCGGGCGGGCGTCGAAACGTCCAACAGGCCAGCATCCAGTGCGTCCGCGGGAGTGGCGTCCGGAGCGAGCATGAGCAGGAGCAGCCCGCCGGCCGTCACTCCAATGACGATGAATAGGCTGCGCAGACGACTCATGGGTCAACCCCGCAGTCCGTCGGCGCGGCCCCGATGATGACGTTCCGCAAATAGGCCGGCCAGGCTCCGCTGCCGGAGATGTTGAGCAGCTGCATGCTTGCTCCGGCGGCGCCCATCGTCGTGAAGGCGGACGTCGCGGCCGTGACGCCTCCGGGCTTGACGCGAAGTTGGTTCCCGATGGCGGTCCAGGTGGTGAGGATGTCGAAGGTTTCGTTGGCAACGATTGTCTTCGTCGTGCCGACAACATGAACCCCGTCGTAGGTGCTGACGCTGGTTGATTGGAGATAGGGCACGCGGAACCCGTCGGTCGCGGCAAGCCAGAGGATGTAATCCGTCCCTGCGATGAAGCCGTCAAACCCAGCCGTATAGGTGACGCGAGTGCACCCCTCCGTCCGGCTGATGGCCGCGGGGGTTGGCATCGTCGTTGTTTCGCCGACTCGCGCTGTCGTCGTGCCGAGGGTGGTGATGTAGCTGGAGGCGTGGCTCTGGTTCTTCTCGAGCTGACAACCCCAGACAACCAAGTCAGCGGCCGTCTGCGCAACGTCGTTGTGAACGCCAACAAGGGCGCTCGTGCCGACCGTGGCACCAAACGCCTGCGTAAAGATGAAGCGCTGCCATGTCGCGGTAGCCGTCTTTTCCGGGCTGAAGTAGTTGGTCACCCCTCCGTGCGTGAGCAGCAGGCGGAAGGTCTGGGCTCCGGCGGTGGCTCGCACGTAGCAGGACACCGTGTGCGTCTGAGACTCGTAGACCCCGGCGACTGCCTGGTAGCGTGCCGTGGCCGCGCCGCTCCCGAGCTGCACCCGGTCGGCCGTGGTCGTGCCGTCGGGCGCCGCGGCATAGTTGGCGGTGATGGTGACCGTGTTCAGACTGGTCCAGAATGCGTTTTCAAGCTCCTGCGAGCGAATCACCTGATTTGTCGATGCCCCCTCTCGCATCACCCCGGCAAGCACCAGCCGGGGCTGGTCATCTGTTCGCAGGACCAGCGTCCCATCGCTCTTCGTGCAGTAGGCGGACGAGCTGCGCGTCAAGCTGAGCGGCTCGCCCCGTGTGCCGAAAATTGCGGCGCCGGCGCACTCATCCGACACGGAGATGCTGGGAAGGAGACGAAGAAGGGACGTGTCGCTCGCCGCCGAGCTCGTCCCGCTCCCGGGAAAACGCTCTGGGCTCAACCCTCCGCTGCGGATGCCCCTGGAGAGCGCCTGTGCGCTCGCGAGCACGGCCGTGAACCCGACCATGAGCAGAATGGCCCGGTCCAGGAACGCGCGCACGCCAACCAGGAATCGCCGCATTTACCGCACCTCGGTGACGATGGTGGCCGCCCCCGTCACTTGGTTGGCGGAGGCGATGCACGAAATGCGGTAGCCCGGAGGCAAGTCGATGGCCCAGGACTCGTTGGTGGCGAGGCGCCGCGCCTTGTTGAGCACCGCCGTGGGCGTGGAGTTGGACACCTTGCAGAAAATGGCGCCCGGCCCGAGGTTCTGCACCTCGATGCCCTTGCGTTGCTCGATGCCCACGTCCACGCGCGTGGACGTCGTCAGCACCAGCACCTCGTTCTGCTGGGTGGTGGTGGACTGCGCCAACGCCGAAACGGCGAAGGCGCAGACGGACAGAAGGAGGGCGGCGGCTTTCTTCATGGCGTCCTCAGAAAGTCATCGTGGTGTTGACGCCGCCAGCGAAGCGCGCGCCGGAGACGGGAAGGCGGGGTGCGCTGCTGCTGGCAAGCGTGGCCTGGTTTCCCTCTTGGCCCTTGGCAACAGCGGCGAGCAGCACCCCGGCCGAAGCCGCTAACGTGGCGCCAGAGACGGTAATGCCCGCGCCGGACTTAGAGAGGCCCAGTGTCCGCGGTGGCCCGAAGGGAAGCTGCCGCAGCGTGACGACGCCCAAGGCACTGGAGGCCACCAGCTGCTCCCGCAGGTACGGGTGTGCGTTGGCTTTCGCCACCAGCGCGGCCGCGTCCGCCGTGTCGTCGCCTGAGACGTCGAATTGCACCAGCGAAGTGGACGTGCCGGTAATGGCGGTGAAGGTGACACCACCGATGGTAACCGTCTGTCCCGCCGTGACGCTGGCCAGGGTTACCGTCGCGCTCCGGTTGTCGGCTTTCACGTAGCCGCTCACCAGCGCCGTCACCGAAGCGTTGATGCTCGTCACCAGGCCCGAGGCATCCACGATGTCCGTGCCGTCGATGGAGAACTGGTTCGCGCCTGCCACGCCGGTAACCGCGGTGAATGCGACTCCGTTGATGGTGACTGTGTCCGCGGCCAACGCCGTGGCCAGGGTGACGGTGCCCACCGCATGGGCGGTGCCCGCGACGATGCTGGGCCGAGACTGTGCGCGGCCGAGAATGCCGCTGCCGGCAATGGCGCGCAGGTACTCGGCGAAACGGTTCACCTTCTCCCGCGGCTTGCGGGTGACGAAGGTGCCGAAGGGGTCCTCACCCTCCGGGACGTAGATGGTGATGGTGCTCTTCATGGCGGACTCCCTTGGGTGGTGCCTACGGACTCAAGAAGCACCCCGAAGGGAGAGGGGGTTGCCCCTCGGAGTGCCATTCAGCCCGTCGCTTACGAGTAGGTGATGCCGAAGCCGTACATGCTGTGGTTGGGGCGCTTGTTGATGACGCACTGGTCCGTCTGCAGCTGGATGCCGGCCAGGTTGGTTCCCATGATGGGGTACCAGTGCTGCTCCCCATCCACGCCGGGGATGCCGAACTCCAAGTCCATGCTGCCCACGCGCCCGACGTTGGCCGGGTTGATGAGGAGGAACTCGCCCTGGGCCATGAACGGGTGGTTCACCAGCTCGATTTCGCCAATCTCCGCAGAGGCGTAGCCGATGGCCTTGTGGCCCAGCTTGGCGCGCTCCGGCGAGTAGCTCGCATCAAAGTTCCGGTTCACCTTTGCCTCGGCCATCGCCTGGCCGAACGCCTTGTTCGCCAGGTACAGCTCCAGCTTCCCGGAAGCGCCTCTGTCTCGAAGCAGGCCCACCGCGTCCTCGATGACGTCGGAGTTGAAATTGCCCCCGACGTCGTAGGTGTTGCCCTTCCAGTTGCCGTACACCGACGCGTCAATTCCCAGCGACGTGCCGGTGGTGTTGCTGGACTGGGCGATGAGGCCCGCCATCTCGTTCCACGCAACGGAGGAGGTGGGGTCCGTGGTGGCGCCCTCGAAATAGAGGTTGTCCCCAGCCGTTATTTCGGAGGCGAGCGTGCCCGTGTAGCTGACGGTGATTTTGCGCTCCGCCGCCTTAATTCCAGCCAGCACCAGCGGGCCAGAGGCGTTGTTCTTCGTGGCGACAGTCCACGCGTCGAACGTCGCACCTTCGCTCAGCGCCCAGAAGAGGCCGGGACGCCACGACGCCTGAGTAATGGTGAGGTCCGCCAGGCCAGCGCCCAAGTCCGTCACCGTCTCAATGGTGCCAAGCGTCTTCTGGCCGATGATGATGCTGGCCTCAACGCGGTTGGACGCAGACAACTTCATGCCCTTGTAGGTTTCGGACGCCAAGGCAGCGAAGGCGCCGTCCCCGGCCGCTGCGGCGCGAGCCAGGGCCTGCGTCACCAAGCGCTCTTCGAGGATGAAGGCCGAGGGTACGACGCTGGCCTGCTTCACGACCTGCGGGCGGGGCTGCTTCAATGCCGTGTTGGCGGTGCCCGCGCTGCCCAGGTAGGTGAAGCCGTTGGGGAAGCGGAGCGTCATCGGCGATTGGTAGGACTCGCCAATTGCGCGGCTACCCTTGTCCCAGCCGACTCGCTTCGTGACGATGCTGCAGTCGCTGCGGAGGTCCTGGAGTCCCGACTTGTCGTAGACCCGCTTCGCCATACCGTTGATGTCTGAAAAGGTTGTTTCGCCAGCCATGGACGCACCTGAAGGAGGGCGCGCCAGTGGCGACGCCCGAAGAAAGAGGAGGGGAATTCACTCGTCCGCTCGGAAAGCGCGCCGCGCCGTAACGGTGGCGATGCGTCCTCGCGAAACGTCTCTCTTCGGGCCTTGGTGGCTCCTTTGTCGGGAGCGCCGCGGACAACCGAGTCTTTCAGGGGTAGCTGGGCAGCGCCCCGTCAGACACCCAAAGTGCTACGGGGGCTGGGTTGCCAAGTCAACGGGGGCAGGGGGACGCGTCGGAAGGATGAGATGAAGTCACCCGTCCCCCTGAAGGCATCACAGGGACGCGTTGCGAATAGCCTGGTGGCCATCCCGTCCCTTCCGCTCGCCCCTACGTCCCGAACATCTTCTTCAAGTTCGCCTCCACCTCTTGCACCGACAGGTAGCGCGGGCGCTCTTCGCGCGGCATAGGCGGGACCGCTTCCTTCTGTGTGCGCACCACGCCCTGGCTTCGCTCGAATTGCTCGATGGAGTGCTTCAGCAGGGCCTGGATAGTTTCGGTACCCAGCTCCCGTGAGAGCGCCTCAGGGCTGAGTGCGGTGAGGTAGTTGCGCGTAAAGCCGCTGACTCGCCGGCGCACCTCGGAGGCCAGGCTTTCCGGAGTCACCTCGATGCCGTCCTGGCGCATGAGGTCCTCCGTCTCAGCCATCAGGTAGAGGGTCTCGTGCGTCGGCTCCAGGCCGGTGGTGGGCATGGCGGCGCGGTACACCTGTTTGCGCTGCTCGATGAATTTCTTGCGGTGGAGCGCCTTCAACGCGCCCTTCTCCTTCTCCTCGCGCTGAGCCTTCTCAGTTTGTTGGGCCTCCAGCTGTGCGCGAAGCTCGGCCAGCTCCCGCTGCTCCGGGGACATGGCTGCTTGCTCGATGGCGGCCAGGAGTTGGCGCTTGGCCATCTCGTCCAAGTCCCGGCCCTTGCGGCGGAGGAACTCTTCGGGGTTTTCGTCGGCGAGCTTGTCGGCCTCTTCGCGGGCCTTCAGCTTCGCCAGGGCGTCGGAGAGCTGCCTCTTCGTCGCGTAGCCGAGCTGTAGCTCCCGCTTGATGCCGTCCTCGTCGAGGTCAACGTCTCGCTCTTCGCCGTACACCTTCACCTTGGTGCGTAGGCGGTAGGCCTCCTTCGTCTCGCCGGGCTGCTGCGGCGCCTCCTTCGGCGCTACGCCCTGCGTGCCTTCCTTCGGGAGGAAGCGGCCGTCTGGAGCGCGAGTGCCGTTGGGCCCCGGCTTCGTCTCGACGACGGGCGCGGGGGCAGTGGCCTTCCCAGGGGCCGGGTTGGACGACGTAGCCGCAACAGGCGCGGCAGGAGCGACGGCTTCCGACATGAGGCACCTCTAGTTGGGCGCGACGACGCCTCCGCCGTCCGCCGAGTTGAATTGCTCTCCAGTGAGGGGGTTGGGCGGCATCTCCGGGAGCGGGATATCCGCTGCCGCTGGAGGCGCTACGCCTGGAGGGGGCTGTGCATCCGAAGCGTTGGGTGCGGGTGGGCCACCAGGGGCTGCGCCTGGAGGCCCACCGGGAGGCGCGCCCGGAGGGCCGAGCGGCATCTCCTGGCCTGGGCCGATGGGCTGGCCCAACATCCAGCGCTCTCGCGCGGGGCGCAAAGGGTCCGCCGCCCGCGGCATTCCGAATTGCTGGAGGTAGTGCTCGTCCAGGTGAGTCTCGACGGCTTGGAGCGCGTCGGGGTTCTCCACGGCGCCAGGGTCCAAGATGGCGGCGGAGTTTTCGCGGAAGTGGAGCGCGTGGTTTTGCGCGTAGTGGACAGGCGGCGACTTCCCCTTGAGAAGCTGCTCGTACTCATACTGGATGAGCGTCATCTCATTCGTGTTGCGCCGGGAGATGGGCTCCAGCCGTCCGGTGGAGATGACTTGGCTGTATTGCTCTGGCCCCGTCGCCCAGCCGCGCTCGACGTAGAGGTCCGCAATGGCAAGACGGCCCTGCGCCGTCTGCTCCAGCGCGTTGCCCACGTCCACCTGTACGCCTTCGATGCCCTTGAGTTCCTCGCCCGTGTACGTCACCGCCTCGTGGCGGGACGCACTGCGCGTCATCTGCAACGTGCGCGGCTGAGTCACCTTCTGCGCGAGAAGCCGCAACACGCCCTGGCCGATGGCGCCCAGTGCGGCGAGCCACTTCTTCTGGAAGGGGCCGGCCTGCTGGACGGCCATGGAAGCGAGAAGGGCAGAGGCCTGGGCATTCATCTCCGCGCCCTTCTGCTGGCCCACGGCAGCGTCGTTGAGGCCCATCGTCTCGCGCACGGCGGAACGCACGTCGCGCCGGTACTCCAGGGACTCGCCGGGCACCTTGGCCGGCGCCACTTCAACGGGCGGCTTCGCGCCGCGCGGGTAGCCCCAGGCGCGGCCGCCGCTGGCGAGAATTTCAGGGGAGAGGTCCGAGCCCTTCTCGTAGGCGAAAATGGGCGCGGACATCATCGTCGCGCGCGTGGCCATTGCCGTGTCGATGGCGTCGCACACTTCTTGGGCCCCGAGGGTGTCCCAGAAGACAGCTCGCGCGAAAGGCGAGTCCACCACCTCGACGTCGGCCAGTCGGTGGACGGGCATCCCGTTGTAGGTGGAGTTGGGGCCCTTCAGTGGCTCGTCGTGGAGCACCACGTCTTCGGAGAGGAGGGTGACGTGTCGCCCCATGGGTAGGGCCACCGAGGACAGGTGGAAGAAGTGCCACACCGGGATGAGTTCGCTGTCCGTCACGCGGTAGCGGTCCCCATCCGCCACGCCCATGTCCGCCGGGGTGTCGCAGGCGGAGAGAATGGCCTCCATGGCGGCGTCGCCTTCGCGCCCGTCTGCTAGCTCCGTGAATTCCTTCACGAGGTCAAACCGGTTCTTCCACACGCGCACGTAGAGCCACTGGCACGCGGCGAAGGACTTCGCGGCCGAGTCCCGCCATGCGTCCCATGAGGGCACCAGGTGGTAGGTGACTGCGCCCTCTCGGTAGAGCTTGTCATCTAGCGCGGCGAGCGCTGGGCCTGCTGACTTGTCCCACTCATGGAAGACGAAGGACTCGCCGAAGCCCAGCGCGCCCATCGCGAATTCAGAGCCGACAATTCCGAAGCGGTTGCCCTTCCATTGGTCTTCGAGGACGTCGGAGGACTTGGACGTGGCCTCCGCAACGCTGCTGAGGCCATTCTTTGCCTGCGGCTTCCACATCACCTCTTGCGCCGTTACCAGCGCATGCTTGGCGCGCAAGTCCGTCGCCGCGGCGCTTATTCGAAGCTGGGCCAACTCTCCGCGCTCTCCGCCGCGCGTCACTCCGGTGGGAGTGCCATAGCCAACGTCCACGCCGTACAGGTGACAGTAGGCGTTGCGCATCTCGTCGATGTTGGTTTGTCTTTCGTCGGAGAGGAGGGGCTTCAGCCGCTCCATGAGCGCGCGGCCGATGTCTTTCCTGTCCCGGGCGGCGAAGTACCTGCGGCGCGAGTCGTCCATGCCAAGGCGCTAGCGTGACTCGGTTGCATTCTCAACGCCGGGCCCGGAGGCGCCTCGCCAGTGGGCTGTTGCCGAAAATGGCTGTCGCCGCCCTCTCTCGCTGCTCTGCCTGCATTCGGGCCTGAATGCCGTTGGACACCACTGGCTGATGCCAGTGCTTGGGGTACGGGTTGCGCTGTCTGTCCACGTTCCGCATCGAGTAGACGGCCGTGTCGAGCAAGTCCCCGTGCTCTCCGCCCTTGCGTGCGTACTCCTTGCGCCGCACGTCCTTCCACGTCGTTTGCCGAAAGTGCCTGTCCGTGTGAGTGCAGCGCGGGTGCAGCAGGTACTCCTCGCGGCGGAGGGCGACGCGGAAGTTATTTACTGCGGCCTGCTTGTCGTCCTTCGCGGTGTTGAGGAAGGCCAGCTTGTGGAGCTGCCACAAGTCGCGGGCCATGGTGATGTTGATGTCCATCACGCGCATGTACGGCTGCGCCTGGGCATCCTTGGCCAGAATGTCCTGCATCCACTCCGGCACCATTTGGGCAATGTCGCCGCTCTCGTCCTCGGCAGCGGCGCGTAGGGTGCCGTCGAACAACTCCGTGCCGTAGAGTTCTCGTTCCTTCCCTTTGATGCGGGCGGCCAAGTCCTCGGTGTTCTCTCCGTCGCGCAGCAGCAGCTCGTCCTCCTGGATGTACTTGGCCCTGGCGAAGTGCCAGTAGCCGAAGGTGACGGCGTGCGGGTCATTCCCGCCGGGGTCCAGCACCGTCATGGCGTCGTAGAATTCCGGGCGCTCTATGGGGCGGATGAGGGTGGAGCGCTTGTTCTCCCAGTCATCGCCCAGTACGACGAGGAGCTTGTTGACGACGCGCTCTGCCAGGTACTCGCGGCGGAAGTCGTCGGTGCGTTGGTACTCCTCGGACGTCAGGCCCTCGTCCTTGGCGTCCTCGTCGATGTAGCCGCGAATGGTGGCTTCGGTGAGAAGCGGATTCTCCCACACCGTCTGCCGGGCATAGTTGCCGCGCACCTCGGCGCGCTCGGCCACCGCGGTGAAGTCGTGGTCCGGCGTCTCGGCCGGCGAGGAGGCATAGAGCAGCTTTCCGCCGGAGTGGAGGAGCTGAGGGCGGAGCACGGACTTCCGGACGTAGTTGAAGATGGGAATGAAGCCGCACTCATCCAGGATGGCTAGGAGGGCGCCGGGGCCACGGCCTCGGTTGGCCTTGCGCTTGTCGTCGCAGCCGAAGAGGTGGATGTATCCGCCGTTCTCGCACTCGAAGTGCATTCGCTGCTGATTGAAGGTCCAGCGCAGGCCGGGCGGCGCATCGGCGGTGATGGCCTCGATGTGAGGGATGATGAATTCCTGGAGGTCCTTCAAGGTGGGTGCGCCGTACACCACGCGGCCGCCCGGGTTTTTGATGATGGTCTCCACCGCAATGACACAGAGAAGCCGCGTCTTCCCCCAGCGACGGGCAATCTCCAGGACGAACGAGGCCGCACCGCTGGCGAACGCAGCAAGCATGAGCGCGTAGATGCGCTTCTGTCCCTCGTGCAGCTTCCACAGCAGGTTGCCGGCACGCCACAGCGCATCCGTCGCGGCGCGGTAGACGGCTACGGCCTCCGGGCTAATGCCCGTTGGTATTGGCTGCTGCGGCGACTCCATTGCGCTGGCCCTCGCGGACGAGTTGGAGGAGCTGCTCTTGCGTCAGCCCTTCGAGCGGCCTCGTCTTGCGCTCCAACTCCGACAGGCGGGAGTCCGTCTCCTTCATCTTCATGGCCGAGACGCAGACGTTGAGAAGCGAGGCCACGGAGCCGCCAGTGCGGTAGTCCAGCTCTCCTTCGATGATGGCTTTGATGATTTGTTCGCAGACGGAGAGGACGGCCTTGGGGCCACCATTCGCGAGCGCCACCGTCAACGCCATGGCCGGCAACACCTTCGCATCCTGGGGGTAGCGACGCTGCTTCTCCTGGCCCCCTTTGCGCTTCGTCTCGCGCAGGGCCTCGGCGGCGTCGGGGTCATGAAAGTGGCAGAAGCCGTTGGGCCGCGCGTTGGCCTTGCACGGGTTGCCCGTTTCCTTGCTGGAGGCGGTGCACTTCATGGCACGTCCACCAAGTATGGCCTGCGCTCTTTCTTCGCGCGCTCCTGTTCCCGCGCGTCGATGACGGCGCACTTGTCGAGCAGCTCGCGGAAGTCTCGGGCCGTCACCTTCTCGTCCACGTCATCGCGCTTGGCCGACACGGAGACAATGCCCACCTCAACGCGCCAGCCCTTCCGACGCAGCGCCATGTAGCAGGCGCGCTGTGCCGTGTGGCTGATGCGCGAGTGGAAGGTGCCGGGACGGAGAAGCATGGCGCTAGTCCTTCACCCAGCCGTCAGTCGGGCAGGGCGTGCCGAGGCGCACCATGGCGCCGCACACTGAGCAGGACCCGGTCACGTAGAACTCTGGCTCGCTCGCAAGAATCGCATTGGCCTCCGCCGCGCTGTTCGCGCTCTGTCCGTTGACCGTCAGCGTTTCGCCAGGCCCCAGCTCCCCGGAGACCACGTCCTCGGTCCTGCTTTCCTTCGGCTCAGGCTGCGCTGTCTTTCGCTTCGCCATTCATCACCTCGCTCTTGGTGTGCTCCAGGTGCCACTGAAAGAACTGTGCAAGCGCGTCCACCCACGTTGCGCCTGACGCCACGAGGTAGGCCACCTTCTCGCCCTGAAGCAGCACCTGGTAGCGATGCGCCCGCGCTGCGTTGCGTGCGACTCGCACGAAGGCGGCGGCGTTGAGCTTTCGCGCCTGCGCGTTGGCGCTCATGGAGTTGTATTGGCTCACGGTCCGCCCCGTCGCAGCCCTGCCGGGAGGCGCGCGAGGGCAGGGTCATTGCTGGTGCGCGCGTCGAGTTTCTTCGTGAGCTCTTCGAGGGCTTCGGTGCGTTCGCGAAGCTTGCCCACGTACTCCTCGTACCGGGCCAGGCGCGCACCCATGGCAGTGGCCTCGCCCTTGAGGTCCGCCTTGGTCGCGTGCTCGACGCCGGTTCGCGTGGCATGCCGCCACGCCACCTGAAAGGCGAGCACCACTGCGACGAGCGCCACAAACGGCCAGAGAAGTTCAATCATCGGAACCACCCCAACACGCGCTGCCAGACGGAAGGCCGGCTTTCGTGAAAATGGTCGCTTATCCCGCCGTCCGGCCGAGTTAGCTCCATGGTCGCGGAGCCGTCGGAGGAGACGCTGACGACGTAGCCGCCAGCGCGCATGCGAAGGAATGTTTCGCGCGGGATGTTGTGGCGCACTCGAAGCTCGTATGCGTCCGGCCAGTGCGCCATGGCTACGCACATCGCCTCGACAGGGGATGTGGTGTGCACCACGGTGCGGCGCTCCATCCCTCCGTCGGGGTCCTCGACGATGAAGCTCACGACTCCCTCCGCCGCGCAAACTCTCCAGCCGCACCCAGCGCACGACTCCACGCCAACGCCTTCGACTCGCCCGTGTCCCCGCCGTGCCGCCTTGGCGTCAGCACTTCGCGCGTCAACACCACTTCGCCCTGAGTGACGGTGCACACCGCGAGGTGCTTTCCATCTCCCAACTTCGCCACGCCGAAGGTGACTTCAGGGACGGTGCTGGCGACGGACTTCGTCACTTGCTGCTCGTCTTGCTGGGGCTTCCTGAGTTTTCCCATGCTTGCGCTTCCCCTCTGTTTGCTGGCGACGACCTGAGCAAGAGGCAGGAGTTGGGTTGCCTAGTCAACGGGGAGGCCGTGAGGCAGACGGCTGGGGCGCTGCACAACTGCGATGCCAGCCCTCTGCAGCAGCCGCGACAAACGCGACGGACTGACGCGAAGACGCTGGGCCACGATGACAAGCCGAAGCCCGTCAGCAAGCAGGGGGATGGCCGTCGCCACCAACTCCAT